GTTACTTGTAGATTAGCTGGTGTAGCCTGTGTTGCAGTTACACTCCATGTCCCGCTTTGTGCTGCTTGAACAGCAAATGTTCCCCCATTGTCAACGGTTATAGTATTCCCACCATCTTCAATTTTTATATGACCTGTTGTATTTGTAGCTATAACTCTAGCATTGGTTCCATCAGTACCAGTAATTTGTACACCTTTTGCTACTACAGCACTACCTACTGTACTAATACTATCGTCTATTAGTTGTAGAGCAGTTAAAGCACTACCGTCTACTTGTACAGCAAATGTACCAGCATTAGTAACTGGGTGACTTGGTACACTGGATAAGCTAACTGGGAATGTGGCAATAGCATTAGTTCCATCACTTAATCTTACATGTACAGGTGTACCTACTGGAGCATCAACAGTTAAACTTCCACTATTATCACTTATTGGTACGACATCGTTGGTAGCAATGGTAACTCTTTGTGTACCAGCATCTCTAACACCAGTACCCATTGATATAGTTTGCCCTGCCAATTGTGCTATGTTACTGATATTTTGGGCAATATTTACTGTATATGTAATATTAATCGGAGTACCAGTAGTAGTTGTTATTGCTGTGCCATCTAATAAAGTCAGTGTAAATGTTGTACTTCCATTTGTAGCACTAATCTTAAAAATGCTATGAGTAGGATATTCTGTAATAGTACCAGTACCTCCCATAGTACCACTAATTGTTACAGTAGCTCCTTTGGTTAGAACATATGAACTATAACTACAAGTAAAATTTCCTGTAGTTCCTGATATACTAACTCCTGATAAAATGAATGTAGCCTGTGTAGCATTTACTGGTATAGGTGTTTGATCCGTGGAAAGAACTACTCTTTGTGTGCCAGCACTAGCAGATCCGGTATTAACATCAACTACAGTTCCACCAATCTTTCTAATATCAGCCGTTGGGTTTGATGATCCTTGTGCCATTAGCTTACCTCTATTCCAAATACGTTAAAACTTACACTACCATTGGCAGAATATACTCTTATTACATCTGTAGCTGACAATGTTATACCAATAGTTACTAAAAAACTGCTATTACCATCTAAAAATTGATCGTAGTATATGTATTGTTTCACAGCATCAGCGGCTCCTGCTGGTGATACACTTATTCTAAAAGTAGTCGCTGTGCCAGCTCTGTTGGCCACAGTCAATGTACTTATTGTTGATTGTGTAGCTGCTGGTACTGTATATAGATCTACCTGTGTGACTGCTGCTGGTGCCTCTTGTCCTAATATTTTTAATACTTCTGCCATTCTATGCCCCCATTAAAGCAAATGTTCTGGTCCAATAACTTCCGCTGGTAACAATTTCTCCAACAGGGCCAGTAAATCCTTTTCCTAAAACTTCTGTTGAACTTAATACAGTAACTCCATCTACTTTATACTCTTTGCCTGTTGGTATGTTAAAATTATCATTAGCGGTCCAAGCAGGAGTATTCTTAATCCATTGTAAAGTTTTATTATTTCCAGTGGAACTTTTAATAGTAATACCACCACCATCTGCTGTACTATCACTAGCACCACTAGCATTGAAAGTAATAGTGCCTGTTACGTTGTTGGTATCTGCTTTAAAAGTAAACTGAGTAGCACTATTTATTTGAGTAACTACAGCGTTTGTTCCAAAACTACCTAAACCACTGACTTTAGTTAGACTCATACCTGGAATCATACCATCTGTAGTGCTTAGGCCAGTCATTGTTACTGTGCTGCTGCTGGCTGTAACATCATTAATTACACCAGTCTTACCAGTTTGAGCCGTTACACTGCCTAACTCAATATTATTATCACTCATTCTAATGTCATAAGCAGTTAGTGTGCTTACACTGCCACTTTGACTAATGTTACCTAATACGTTTAAATCATTGACAGTAATATTTGTACTCCATTGTGGAGCACTGCCTGAGCTGGTTAATATATAATTTGATCCACCAATGGCTAACTTGGCTAAAGAATCTAAGCCATTAGAGTATATAATATCACCTATGGTATAATCAGTAAATCCTGTTCCACCTTTAATTACTGGCTGTGTACTATGATTACTACTACTTAAAATATAGTTAATATCATTACCTTCTACAGTTTTGGCATCAATAGTACCACCGCTGATTGCTGGTGTTATAAACACTTGACCCGTAGTAGGGCCTGTTCCAATAGTGAACTGATCACGTCTGAATTTGGCCACACCCAAATTACTATAAGGGTCTAATGGATCACTGAATATAGGACTACTATCAACCTTATAAACATCTAAGGTTACAGGACCGTAAAACTGATTTTGACTTGCTATAGTTTTGAAACTACCAGTAATACTAATAGCACTATCCGCACCAGCTGACTTTAATGTTTGTACTACTTCCGTCCAAGCGTTATCCCCTCGTAGGAAAGTATCACTGTTTGCTGATCCAGTTTGTGCTAGTCTGCTTGGGTTAATAATACCAGTAACAATATTAGCAGCATCTATATTATTGCTGCTTAGATTACTCCAATTTATAGGAACATTGTTTACATCAACTGTGGCGCTGCTAGTGTCTACTGTGCCTTGAACCACAACATTTTGTTCAGTGAAAGTAATAGTACCTGATCCAGTGCTTATAAGATCAAATACTCCTAAAGTAAGTCCACTTACACTGGCTAGAGCTGTTGATCTTAGTTGATGTAGTGTAAAGCTATTTGTTGTAACACTGCCAACGAAGAAAATATCGTTATTATTGATAGCTACAGTATTATTATCAACTTCACCAGTTGGTAAGTTAGTACCATTAATTCTTAATGCTGTGCCTGTACTAAATCCATGATCAGGAATGAATAAAGTATTGCCTTCAATATCAACAACATTTATAGTGAACGAGTGTGTTCCTAACCCGCTGCTAGTAAAATTAACCTTGTTGGTTAATGTATAATTTGAATATACTTCAATAGTATCAACATCAATGGCCTTGGCGAAATATACATTGCCATTAACCATGCCACCTATTACTAGTGTTCCTACTCCATATTTTATTGGGTCACCATTTTCAAATCCGTGTGCTATGACAGTAATTCTACTATTAGAATAGTTTACATCACTTGCTGCGTTAAATGTTTTTGCTGTAGTTGAAGTGGCCGTTAAGCTTTGTGATACTGCGTTGGCATCCTCAATATATTCTGGAATATCAACGCTGGCTTCAAACTTTACACTACTAGAATATGTAACATATAAACGCTTTTGTATTATACTTACAGTGATGGTAAATGGAGTATTTACTGTTCCACCTATATCGCTAGCGTTGGCACTTAGGATATCATTTACAGCATAACCAGTACCACCCCTTCTTAATGTCAATGCTGATACTACGCCATTGGTCACAGTGATATCAGCATATGCTCCAGTGCCAATTCCTGTTACACTGGTTAAGGGTACAAACTCATACGTAGTATTTCCTGGGCTTGGGCTATATCCGTCCCCTGGTGTTAAACTAGTATAATTGGCTATAACTCCATATCTAATGCTGTCAACTGCGGCTTCTGTTTTATTGATAGCACCTTTTACACTAGTAATACCTGTGAAATCATAATTAACATTTGGCGCTAATAACAAGAACTGTGTTCGTATAGCCTCTGCCAATATATAATTGCCTGTTTGATCTGTACTAACAGTATCAACAATATCAGGAGTAGCTCCTGATGCTACGCCATTAATGCTTAATTCATCTACAGTATTAAAATTAATATCAAATGTAGCTTTGGCACTGGCAACTACTAGTGTGGTCGATCCAGTAACATTGCCAAACACTATACCAGATGCTAGACTAATGGCCTGTAAGACTACATCACCGTCACTGGCTGTAATAGGGTTATCCAGTGTAAGCTCTACTGTACTATAGGTTTCTGTAACTAGGTCACCGTTTAATATGTTTACTGGTGGTACTTCTTCAACTAGCAATAATCTACTTCTGTATCCGTTTTCTCTGTAGATTACAAAGTTTCTTACAGCAGGTATAAGGTCAGCATTAATCTTACCACTAGAATTTAATTGTACTACCGCACTAGGTTTAGTATTAGTTGCTAGATCCTTATCAATAAACTTACCAAGTCTATTCTGTAGGAAGTCCCTCATAGCTTTTTGAGTACTTAATCTACTGTGTTTGGCTCCGCCTATTTCATTGTCACCTAATCCAATATCAGCACTGATTTCTTGAATAACTACATCACCAATACGTAATTTTAAAGTATCTAGTTCAGCGATGCTAACAGTATTTGTAAATGTTACATTACCTGTTTTGTTTTCCGCTTTGATAAAATTACCAACTTTAAAGTCACCAAGTTCATTAGTACCAGAACTATAAACTCTACCTGGTAAATCACTTACTTGTTCATAGGCAAAAATTGTCTTACCACCATTTTGTGGTAGTGCGTTATAATCTATACCACTACCTGCGTATTCCCAAGTATGTCCGCTGCTGTTTACAATACTGGGTCTATGTAACCAAATTTGATTTTCTGGAATATTGGCTGTATTAGTAAAAGCATCTCCTAACACGGTGCTGCTTATTCTGAATTTAGTAGTAAATAGATCGTTTCTAAAATCTATATATGCTGTGCCCTGTAATTGAATGTCCACTACAGGTGTAGCACTATGATCATAATCGATTTTACTAGTTCCACTAAAGAAGTTTCTTACTAATAAGCCATTTATTTCTTGTTGTTCTATACTGAGAGTTAACTTTCTAGTATCAGGATCATAACTGTATACATAAGCATACACATCACCATCATCTCCATTTACTAATCTTCCAGTAACGAATTCATATGTACCTACAGGTAGTGTTAATATTTGATACTCGTTATGGTTAGTGACTAAGTCATCAATATAAAATTCTCTTACATTCTTTATAAAAGCATGTGTGCCGATACCAGTTGACCTTAGATCAACTAGTGTGGTCATACTGTCATCATAAAATAATCTAAAAGTAAAGATATCAGTAGATGGATTATAATTTAGAACATTAATATAGTAAGTTTGCTCGTTGTTCAAGCCTACAATTGGAGCATTTCCTTCACTGTTATAAATTACAGCCTGTCCTTCTGTGAATGGCTGTGGATCAGCAATAATTGTAAAGGTGTTACTGGCTATATCCACACTAACTGCTGTGTTAAAACTTACCTTATCACTAGCTAGATTATTAATAAATGTGTTAGTAATATCGCCTACATTAGAGGACTCTATAGGATCTAATACTATGCTAGGAGTAGCAATAATATCTAATATATAATCAAATAATGTATTAGTAGTTGTATCCAAGCTCAATGCTGCCATATAGCCGGCTACTTCACTCTTAAGTTCTGTTATGGCTAGTATGGCTTGCGGCAATTCACTAGTAAATCCTAGATCTGTAGATTCAACGTACACATATCCTACTTCAATACTCTTACTGTTACCACCGGATAAAATATCATAAGCAATGGCGTCAACAATATATTCTACATCTCTACCACATAGTACAGTGTCATAGCTAAAGCCATCCCATACGCTTCCAGGAGCAGCAGTGGCTATCTCATTATTAATCCAAGATATAACATAGGCTTTTAGATCGTCCTTCTTGTTTTTAAGTATGTCATAGGCCTGTCTGAATATTGGTGATCTAAATCTTATCACATAGTCTTGAACTGGGGTACTACCAAAACCTATTGCTGTAATAGTTTGTTGTATTGTGGCTGTGCCAAACTCTACTACTATTCCTCGGTCAAATTCAAAGGCATTAGGACTATATCCACTGGCTCTGAGCGCAAACTTACCAAAGTTAGTGGCACTGTTAGTAATACTTAAATATCCACCACTTTGACAATAACTACCATTTAAACAGAAAATTTGGAAACAACTAACAATTTGTGCGTAGGCATCGTTAATAACACGCCATCCTGTACCACCAAAACTTAACATGGTAAAGGCATTGGCTACCATTGATTTGCCTTGTACAGGAATTCCGCCTACTGGTGGATTTTCAACTTCAATAGCGTTCATAGGCTTGTTAGGAACATTTACTAAACGACCATCTACAAGCACACCATTACCACCTAAGAAGCTGATAATACTACAATTTTGTACATATGGACTTATAGTAATCGTTGGTTTTTTAGTTGGTAAGTTAGTATACCCTACACGACTACATTCAATATCTGATGGATCATCAAAGCTTACAGTATAATCAAATGTATGACTTGGCTTTTTATCTGCATCAAGAAAATCTCTAAATGTTATCTCTGTAAAGTAACAGCCATTACGTACACGTAACATGTCTTTATTGGCATTTAGTGGACGTATATTACAGGCACGTAGTCCAGCACCCACTACGCTAACATTATCAGGAATAATAATTGGGTTATCTTCTATGTAATCTCCACTGGCTACACTGATAATAATACGCTTTTCATTTGGTATGCCATTAATATCGTATACTAGACCACTGGCTATTTGTAGTGCTCTTTTAATACTTCTTACAGGTCTATTAATTCCATCAAATAAGTCATCACCATAGTCTGCGCTAACAGCAACTTGACCACCACCAAATAGGTCTGGGCTAGCCCACTCTAATTTATCACCTGATGTGTTAAGAGTAAGTACATAGCCATCTAAGCCTTTGATTCCCGGTAGTTCATATGTTGTACTAGTAACAAAATTAGCAGGAGCTTTGAATCCTATGTATGTAGGATTAACTGAGCCTTGTAATTTTAGAATGCCCTCATTGGTTATAGTAATGTTTTCTGCTTCTATATCAGTGGCAGTTATGGCAGCAGGTATGGCAGCGCCAATTATTGTATTGTCAATGTTACCAGCATTGATATCAACTGTGGCCAATGTACTAGTGCCAGTTACATCTAAGTTTCCTGTAATATTAACATTGCCAGTAGTATCTAATGTGCTAGCATCAATATTACCAGCAGTCATATCCCCAGTAAATGAACTTGTTCCTGTTACACCTAATGTACCATTTATGAGTACATTACCAGTAGCACCATCTATGCTGAATACTGTTACTGGTGTAGCTGCGGCATTTTGTACAGTAAAGTCTGCTGCCGCACTTAAATTAACACTGGCACTGAAATCACTAGTGTCGTTTACATCTAATATATTGTTTAATGTAGTTGTGCTCTCTACCGTAAGAGTGCCTTCAGTTAGTACGTTGCCTGTAGTTCCATCTACTGTAAAGAATACATTAGGTATAAGATTAGTATCCTGTACTGTTAACGTTCCATTAAAAAATACATTACCAACTAGTTCTGATACACCACTTACGTTTAAGTCAGTAATATCAGTTCTTTCTAAAGTTGTTACAGTTTCTGGATCTGAGGGATTGGCTCTAATTACTTCAAAGTTATTTTTAAATGTTGTTTCACCTAATACTTCAAGAGTACCTTGAACTAGAACATTTCCTGTGGCAGTAATATTACCAGCTGTAAAATTGCCAGTTACACCAAATGTGCCTGTAACTGTTAGATCGCCTCCAACACTCACATCATCAGTAGTATCTAATGTACTAGCATCTATATTACCAGCAGTCATGTCACCAGTAAACGAGCTTGTACCAGTTACAGCCAATGTGCCTGTTAAACTGGTATTACCACCTACACTAACATCGCCAGTAGTATCCAACGTACTAGCATCTATGTTGCCAGCTGTCATATCACCAGTAAACGAGCTTGTACCAGTTACAGCCAATGTGCCTGTTAAACTAGTGTTACCACCTACACTAACATCACCAGTAGTATCTAATGTACTAGCATCTATATTACCAGCTGTCATATCACCAGTAAATGAGCTTGTACCAGTAACACTTAGATCTCCACCTATGCTTACATCACCAGTAGTGTCTAATGTGCTAGCATCAATATTACCGGCTGTCATATCACCAGTAAATGAACTTGTACCAGTTACAGCCAATGTACCTGTTAAACTAGTATTACCACCTACACTAACATCACCTGTAGTATCTAGTGTACTAGCATCTATATTACCAGCAGTCATATCACCGGTAAACGAGCTTGTGCCTGTAACGGTTAGATCTCCTCCAATACTCACATCCCCTGTAGTATCTAATGTGCTAGCATCAATATTACCGGCTGTCATATCACCAGTAAATGAACTTGTGCCAGTAACTGATACATCACCTGTTACAGTTAGATCATTACTAATATTAACATTCACTGCTCCTACATCACCAGTAAATGTACTAGTACCAGTAACTGATAAATTACCACCTACTGTTACATCGCTTATAGTTCCCACAGTGTTTGCGTCTATGTCATTGGCTGATATATCACCGGCAGTCATATCTCCGGTAAATGAACTTGTGCCCACTACACTAAGAGTACCTTCAGTAGCAGTATTTCCTGTGGATCCATCAATTGTAAATTTGGTAGGGGTAACAGTGATTCCGCCTAATATTTGCGGTATAGTCTTCATAGTGAAATTTGCGCTATCACTTAATACTACATTACCACTAAAATCAGTTGATGCGTTAACATCTAAAGTGTCATTTAGTGTAGTAGTGCCAGTAACAGTTAAATTACCACCAATATTAACATCCCCGGTAGTATCAATAGTAGCTGCGTCTAAATCACCTACACTAATTGTGCCAACAAAACTGCTTGTTCCTACTACTGTCAACACACCACCTACAGTAGTATTACCGCTTACCCCATCTACACTGAAAACTGCGTTTGCAGGACTTTGATTATCTATTATTGTTAGATCGCTGGCATTACTTAATGTAACATTGCCGCTAAAATCACTGGTGCTATTAACATCTAAAGTACCATTCAATGTAGTTGATCCAGTTATTGATGTATCACCAGTAACTGTTAAATTATCACCTACAGTAACATCACCAGTAGTATCTAATGTGCTAGCATCTATATTACCAGCAGTCATATCTCCGGTGAAAGCACTTGTACCATTTACACCTAATGTTCCACCTATGCTCACATTGCCTGTAGTATCAAGTGTACTAGCATCTATATTGCCAGCGGTCATATCACCAGTAAATGAACTTGTACCAGTAACACCTAATGTGCCTGTTAAACTAGTATTACCACCAATGCTTACATTACCAGTAGTATCTAATGTGCTGGCATCAATATTGCCAGCAGTCATATCACCAGTAAATGAACTTGTACCTGTAACACTTAGATCTCCACCTACGCTAACATCACCGGTAGCATCCAATGTGCTAGCATCAATATTACCGGCTGTCATATCACCAGTAAATGTGCTTGTACCTGTAACACTTAGATCTCCACCTATGCTTACATTACCAGTAGTATCTAATGTGCTGGCATCAATATTACCAGCAGTCATATCACCAGTAAATGTGCTTGTACCTGTAACACTTAGATCTCCACCTATGCTTACATCACCAGTGGCATCTAATGTGACGCTATCAATATTTCCAGCTGTCATATCACCAACAAATAGACTTGTACTTTGTACAGTCAATGTACCTGATATAACTGTATTTCCATCAATTTGAGCATTACCATCTACATCTAAGTTATTATTAATGTTAGTTGTACCAGTGCTAGCACCAATTTCAATAGTAGTACCTGCTCCAGCAAAGTTAACAGTAGTAGCATTTGCGTTGATTAAATTAAATGTACTAGATGTTGTAGTTAAGTCACCACCATTTACAGCTAAGTCCCCTGACAATGTGGTATCACTTGTTACTGCCAATGTACCACCAATACTAACATTACCAGTTGTATCCAATGTACTAGCATCAATATTGCCAGCAGTCATATCTCCCGTAAAGGTACTTGTACCTATTACGTTTAATGTTCCACCTACGTATGTGTCACCGGTAGCACCATCTACACTAAAAACAATATTTGGTGTTCCAGCAGCATCCTTTATAGCAAGATCACTGGCATCACTTAGTGTAACGTTGCCACTAAAGTCGCTGGTATTATTAACATCCAAGGTGCCATTTAGTGTAGTAATACCAGTTACAGTTAAATCTTCGCCTATAGTAACGTCGTTAGATACATCCAATGTTGTGCTGTCAATATTTCCAGCAGTCATATTGCCTGTAAAAGTACTAAGTCCAGTTACACTAAGATCAGTACCAATACTAATATTACCATCTATATTAGCATCAACATTTACTTGTAGGTTGTCGATGGTTAAGTCTGCTGCGGTGATATCGGCGAATGTACTTGTGCCTGCTACAGTTAAGTCGCCACCAATAGTTATATTACCAGTTGTATCTAATGTACTAGCATCAATATTACCAGCAGTCATATCACCAGTAAACGTGCTATCTCCAGTGACACTTAACGTACCCTCAATTACAGTGTTTCCAGTAGCAGTTTCTACAGTAAACTTGCTTGGGCTAGCTATTATAAAATTTGTTCCATCGTACAATAAGTTTGGTGCTGTTATGTTGCCTGTAAAATCCCCAGATCCGTCTACAAATAAATTACCATTAATAGTTACATCATCGTTAGTAGTTAATGTATTAGTTTCTATGTGATCTGCTGTGACGTCACCAGTCACATTACCAATATATTCTGCTGGTATAATTCCAGTACCATTATCTAATATTCTGGTTGTGCCGTCCGATGCGTATATATCACCTGTAAATTTAGCCTCATTACCATTAGCTGTTGTTCCATGTTCTAAAGCTAGGCTACCATCATCATTCAAAACATTACCAGTTAGGTTACCAATAAAACTACCTTGGAAGTCACCTTGAAATCTGACTGTGGCTGTAATAATAGTTCCTGTAATTTGATTAGCATTACTAGCACCAATAATGGTTCCATCAATGGCACCACCATTAACATCAATATTGCTGAATGTACTTGTTCCAGTACTAGTAATATTGCCACTTACGTTACCTGTCAATACTGCGTCTGTTCCGTTAGTACCATTCTCTAATATTTTACTGGTGCCATTTGCTGCGTAAACATCACCAATTAAATTACCTTCATTATTACCTACAAGCTTACCTGTAAAGACTGCATCTGTTCCGTCAGTACCATTATCTAATATTTTACCAACACCGTTGTCAGCAAAAATATCCCCTCTTAGACTACCAATTAAATTGCCGTTAAATGATGTAGTAGCATTGATGAAATCACCTGTGATAGTAGTACCTGTAATTAAATTAGGTTGAGTAGCGCCAATCACTGTGCCATCAATGGCACCGCCATTAACATCAATATTGCTGAATGTGCTTGTTCCAGTACTGGTAATATTACCTGAAACAAAACCTGTAAATACCGCATTAGTGCCGTTAGTACCATTCTCAAGTATCTTAACACCTTGAGAGCTATATACATCGCCGATTACATCACCAAAAACATTGCCAGTTACATTACCGACTACGTCCGCAGTAATGTAATCTTCAATATAAACAGAATTTGCCTTAATCTCACCTAATACATTAAGATCACCAGTGATGCCAACTCCACCTTGTACGACCACAGTACCAGTATATGGATCATCACTAGGAACACTGGCATTAAATAATGTACTAACATTAACTGTTAATAAACTTGGATTAATACTAACAGTTTCTACACCTTCATTGACTATGAATATGTATCCGGCATCATCAGTGCCTAGTTCACCTACTTCAATATAGGTATTTTCGTCAATACTAGATATTTTACCGCGTTCTACAGCGTATTTTAGAGTGTCCCATCTATCAAGGCCATTTCCAATTTTAAGATTTTTGTTAGTGAGGTCTATAGCGACTTCACCTTGTGCTAGGATTGGATTTATTCTATCCCAATTTGCTGCTGTATCTCTTCTTAACTGAATCCTTTTGGCCATCTTTATCTCCAGATATAGCTTGGAGATTTACTCCAAACCGCCCATAATAGTATTTATTAGGAACAGTTTGGATGTTAAAACAGCTTAACTCAGTTCGATTCCTGAGGTTTTGCTTAGATATTGCTTGGCAATGTCTGCGTCTGTTGTGGCATGAGCAATGATTACGCCTTTATTAATAGCATATTCATCATCTGGATTTACTGTGAACATAAAGGGAACCATGCCCATTCCTTGTGGATTCATCATTAAAACACTGGGTTTAGTAATGTACATAGTGTTATCGTCTTCACGTACAAACCTACCTAATATTTCTTCACCACTGCTTAGTTTAAAACTTACTACATCGTTATCTTTATATTTTTTTGCTAATAGCATTATGCCGCCTTTTGAAAGTATTTTGCTAGTTCATTATAACCACCAATGAGTTGTTCATCTAAGAATATTTGTGGTACTGTACGAGCTGTAGGTACTGCTTCTAGTAGTTCTTCTTTGGTCCATCCATCACCAATTTTTCTTTCTTCAAACGCAATGCCCTTTAATTCTAACAGGCTCTTGGCCTGATCACAATAAGGACAATGGTACTTACTCCATATAATAGCCTTCATAGTATTTCCTTTCTAGAATTGGGGTAGTTCATCATAGTTAATAGCATCACTCATGACTCCTATGACGTAGTTAGTTGATTCGTTTTCCTGTAATGCTGTTTGCTTCTTACTGGTATCACTATGCTTGTTGAACCATGGGATAGGATTGGTCTTGATGTGTGTAGCATATTTTAATCCTATTTCCTTTAATGCTGATGATGCTGTATAATCAACAAAATCTTTTAGTATATTGGCATTAAGTCCAATGACAGGTCCACGTTTAAACAAATAGTCAGCCCAAGCCTTTTCCTCACGTATAACATCCATATATAGTGCATAGACTTCTGCTTCACATTGGGCCTTAGCCTGTGCGAATCTTGGATCTTCTTTGACCACTTGATTAATCAACCAACCTGTCCATCCCTTGTGTAGTAGTTCGTCCTGTAGTATAAGACTAATAATGTTACCATTACCAATAAAGATCTTGTTCTCTACCATGGCTAGGCTAGTAGCAAAGCTTACCATAAATCGTAGTGCCTCAAGAGCATAACTGGCATTAAGGGCTAACCAAATTGCTTTGATATGATGGTCTACAGCAACTTCTGTGCCTGTTTCTTTGAAGCAATTTAATTGATGTAGTTGCTCATAGTATCGACCTACACTAGCAGCCATATCCACAATGTCCTGTGTGTCGTGTATTGTATTGAACACATCTTTAGGTACATTATAGATATTACGAATAATATGACTATAACTACGGCTATGTATGTTAGTCTCAAAAAATGTCCAGTTATATACTAAGGCTTCTAGTTCAGGTAAACTTACTACTGGAGTAAAGATTTGACTGGGGCCACGTCCCTGTAGACTATCCAATGCTGTTTGTCTAAGTAGGTTACTAGTGAATATATGTTTGACTGCTTCACTGGCCTCCTTAAAATCCTGTGCATCCTTTACTAGACTGATTTCTTCTGGTACCCAAAAGAAACCACGTGCTGTCTTTTCAAAGTCTGCTATTTTGTTATACTTGACTTCTTCAAATCGTTGTATGGTCACTGGACCTGCTGGATCCATAAACATCTTACGATATAAGTAGTCTGTCTTTGTGTGTAAGTTATATTGTTGTTTGCTCATAGTACGCAGCTTTCACAGCTCTCCTCCATTTCTATCTCTGTGTGATCCATTTTACTTTCTATACTAGCACCATTGGTATACTTAATATCTGCCTTGGCGCCTTGCTTGTCTATTAGGCTATAATAGAATGTTTTAATGCCCCAAATATGTGCCTGCATAAGGTTTTTCGCTATCAATGTACTAGGTACTTTACGATCAGGAAAATGTTTGGGACTATAAAATGTATTTGTACTAATGCTCTGATCTACATAGGCTGCTAGAACTGCTGCTGTTTTAATGTACCCAATGCAATCTGTTTGATCCCACATTAGCTGATACTTGTTTTTAAGTTTGTGATATTCTGGAACTACCTGTGTAAAACTACCTGCCTTTGATTCCTTAGTGCTGATAAGGCTCATTGGTAGCTCAATGCCATTAGTACTATTGATTACTACACTGCTGGATTCAACAGGAGCAATGGCCATCAGTGTAGCATTACGCACACCATACTGTTTCATCTGTTCACGTAAAGGTTCCCAGTCTAACTCTGGAGTAAAGTCTGATAGTTCATTAACACCTTTGGCTCTACGTTCCCATGGAAATACACCCTTGCCATAGTGGGTTAGTCTACTATCTTTACAGGCTCCACGTTCTTTGGCCAATTCAACTGTGGCTTCTGTTAGATAAAATGCTTGATGTTCCATCCAACTTTTAACTTCTGCCAATGAATCCTTCTCGCCATACTTTAGGCCACGTTTGGCATGCCAATAGGCCAAGTTAGTAACGCCAATGCCTAATGGCTGTATCTCATCATTGCTTAACTTGCTCTGTATACTTAAGTAATCTTGGTAATCAAGTATGTTACAAAGACTACGCTGGAGTATACGGCAAGCACGACGCATATCCTCAGGATGGCGGAAGCAGCCCCAGTTAACGGACCCCAAGGTGCATAAAGCGATGCGGCCTTCTTGATCATCAAGTCTTTTGAATGTGCGTGTAGGAAGCAGGATTTCACAGCATAAGTTACTTTGGTATATGGGATGATGTAGGGGATCAAATGGTCCTTGCTCTAATACATTGTCTATGAACACAAGGTATATACGTCCTGTATCAGTTCTTTCCTTAAGTATGCCTCCCTTAAATACTTCCTCGGCACTCATAGTCTTTTTACGTAGACCTGGTGTCTTCTCGTATTTAACATACAATTCTTCAAATAGTTCAACATCTCTATAAAATGCTTCATAGATATCTGGAACTTCATTGGGGTCAAAAAATGTTATGTCTTTTTGTTCTCTGAATCTTCGCCAGAAGAAACTCGAAAGCACAACCCCATAATCCATATGTCGTACCCTGGTTTCTTCTGTTCCTTGGTTGTTTTTGAGAACAATGAGATCATCGAACTGATAATGCCAAATAGGATAAAACACAGTGGCACTAGCATTGCGTATTCCACCTTGACTACAACTCCTTAAATCGCCGAACCATTTTTTTAGGAAAGGTAGCATGCCTGTATGCATGATCTCTCCACCCCTAATTGGACTACCTAATGGTCTGAGGCGTCCTATTTCCAAACCTATACCAGCTCTCTTGCTAGCATACTTAGCCATCATTTCGCCACTAGCAAAAATACTATCGAGATCATCGTCTGAACGTATAAGAACACATGAACTAAATTGCTTAGTTGGGGTACCAAGACCAGCAAGAACAGGAGTAGCGAGAGTGAAAAGACCATCACTAGCAGCACTGTAATATTCCTTTATATAACGCATACGAGCAGTAT